TTATACTCCGATTTCTCGGATTCAAGGCAAATCAGCTTATTGAGAATTTCCAGTTAGTCCGTAGTCTCTCACACCACTCACATCACTGGATTATTTCTGCACCGCAGACGTCTATTAATCACTGACCACAAGGATTCTGCATTTGACTTCTCTATGATGATACACTGCAAGGCATTGTTGATGGTTTCCGTCTTCACCAATGGAATCACTCCCACTAGAAAGAATCGGCTTATCCAATATCTCGAACAAGCCTATCTCGTCACCATTGCATCTCGGCATGACTGAAAAATCACTCTTCACCGAGGTAATCATATTTGAAAATAGCCGTATAAGGATTTGAACCTCAATCTTTCACTTGAGTAGGGTAGAATGAACGCTTTGCCGTTAAGCTATACGGCTTCCAACTACACTGTAGTAAGGAAAAATTTGTTATGAAAAAGATTTTTTCTCCGAGTTTCGGAGAGAGCTACCGTTCGGATTCGAACCGAAACCCTGTTGATTAAAAGTCAACCGCTCTACCATTTGAGCTATGATAGCTTAAAGCATCGAGCGTGAACCAAGAAAAAACGCTCGATGCTATATTATTTTAGGTTCCCGGGGAGATGACAAGAAACCGGGAATAGGCCTGTCCCGGTTATGCTCCGAGTCTGTGTCCTACTAAGGAACAAGCCTTAACCGCCATCTGACGGTTAGTAGCAATATTTATAGTGCTGTACATTGCACTGTCAAGGAATGAAAAACGAATGAACTTTTCGTCCTCAAGTACATAGTACCGTATTCGCTTGCTCTCATTGTCCCCATAATTTACTCATCTTGGAATTTTTCAAAGAGAGTTTCGCCTTTGTCACTGGCTTCTTCAATCATTGCTTTCGCTTCTGGCTCTGTCATCCCTTCAAACTTCACGAAGTACATCCATGCCGGTACTTTTCCCTGTACTACATAATTCCACCAACGTGCACGATCATCTTCAAGGTTGTAAACAAGGTCTTCAAACTCACAAGCTGTCTGATATCCGGAAGCCGGAATTGTTCCGTTCGCTGTTCCTGTAGCGTAGAGGATATATAAGATCCTGTGGATAACTCCATCATGATTCTTTCCATCTAAGATTGTACGGAATGACTCAATTGTGTGCAGCGTTCTTCTATCGTCTGACTCCACTTGTGTTGCTGTCTGAATTCCTCTTGACTCATCAAACGAGAAGTATCCATTAGAGAATCCACACTTGTATCCGATGATGGATAGATAGAAGTTGATGGCAGAAGTTCTTTCGGCTACCAATATAGTCGGTACATGTTCTTGAATCGTACCGTCTGCATCCACTCCCATTTCAAGTCCTTGCACGAATCGAGGGAGCTTGATTCCATTCTGATTAGCATATTGGATTACTGTCTGTGATACAAAAGTAACGTGCTGGCTGTCTTCCTGTTCGTCCCCCATCTTATTGAGTGCGATATCGAGCCATCTCAACTCTTCAATGCATTCAGCAAATACCGGTACAGTAAGAGGAGACTCCTTGTCGATTGCATTCGCATAAGGATTTCGCCAGTACACAAACAGCGGATATTCCAATCCTCTTACTTCCACTTCCGGAAGTATATCTTTCCACTCATCTACTTTCTCTAGGGAAATTTCAGATCCGATACGGTTCTTATCTTCACTCTTGAATGCTTTTGATGAAATCTTATAGACTCTTTCACCATTCACATCCTCAAATCTGTGATATTCTGCTTTTGTGTAGTACCTGTTTCTCTTTTTGATGTACGAGAAGAACACTGCTGCAAGTACATCACCGTTGGTATTGGTGTCTGTGATGATGAAGTAGTCCGGATCCAGGAACTCAATTCCTTGTCCGTCCGTCTTGATCATCATTCCGCAAGTAGCACAGCTCTCTTCCTGTTTCTCTTGTAACGCGTTCAACACTTCATCAAACTTCTTCTTGAGCGCATCATTACCATCAATCTCAACATTGACATTGAACAGTGTAAGATTGGCAATCTCCCGGCAAATGACATTAGAGAACCTTGTCGGTTTGATTGTTCCATCCATGCACCATGTCGGCAGTCCTGATCTCATGCCCTTATACAAATCTAAGGCAATCTGCATTTCAGAAGAGCGACTAGCCTCAATTCCAAATATATCTCTTACTTCGTTTACTCCAAACATTCTGTTAAATACCGCCTTAATTTTTTGTATTAGTCCCATTAGTATTTCCACCTCAACCGCCTACGCAAGAACGTGTAGACATAATATCTTGTATCATCCATCGCATGGTCATTCTCTTTGATCACTGTATCATTGTTCTTTTCCTCATCCCAACAATAGAGTCCAAACTCATTGATACAGCTTGTGCAATCCTTGTATATCTTCAGGAGTCCTTTATTCAGCATTGTTGTGACCACTCGGATTCCGTCCAGTACATCATTGTCAGCTTTCCTCACTGTGTACTCTCCGTACTTCTTGATAACTTCAATGAAGGATGCTGCAGATGGATCTATGATGATACATGATACTTTTCTGTCTCCGATCAGTTCCTTTAGCATCTTGTAATAAGCTTCATCGTCTACACGCTTGCCGACCTCTCTACTGTTGTAGTACAGTTCTGCTTCACGCTGTGAGTGTTTCCCATCGAATGCCCACAGACCGGCTGAGAAAGGATTGACTGTACCGTAGTCGATTGACACAATGTATTCCAGTGCACCACTCATGTGTTCATCAGTGACATGTTTTTCTTCATCGAACATCGAATAGACAAGTCCTTCAGCCACGCACCACAATCCTAAGATATATCGCTTGAAGAACACACCTACATACATACTTCGGTATCGTTCTTTAATTTTCTCGGAGAGCGATAGGTTATCGTCCATCGTGAAATGCAGATAGATGATGTGCTTCTCTTCACACTTATCTATCCAGTTGACCTTGAACCAGTGCCGAGGGTTGTCCGGGTTGCAGTTGAACCAGAACTTAGAACCAGTAACAGAGCATCGTCCTGTTGCCTGGTTGACGAATGACTCCGGCATCAGAGCGACCTCATCGAAGAACATACCGGCAAGAGTGATACCCTGAATCAGATCCTGTGACCTTTCATCCTTACCACCGAAGATGTAGAAGAAGTTCTGTGTATCTCCCTTGCTTACTACAATCAGATTGTCTGATCTATGGTCCACAACTTGATATCCTCGGCTTTTCAGCATCAGCTTCAGCCAGAAGAGTACATTTCTTCGGAATGATCCGATTGTCTTTCCAGCCATACCGAAGTTCTGTTGGTTGAAACTTTCCATTGCCCACAGCACGTAGGACAATGACATGCACAGTGTCTTACCACTTCGTATTGCTCCGTCTGCTATGATTCCATCTTTGTCTTTTACCGGACTGCTAGGACACCACCATGTCAGCACCTGTTTCTGCTTTCTTGAGAAAGGCTTGAACTCAAATCCTTGTTTCTTAGCTTTCTCTTTCATGGCAGCAGCGCGTTTCATGATTCCTTGCCGGACGGAAGCTAATCTCTCCTCAAAGTTATTCATCATCCGTCCACACCTCACTCGCTGCGGAATTCAGTGCATCCATGAAGTTGTCTTTTGCATCTTCATCAGATCCATTGTCTTTGAACTGTGCTTCCAGTTTTGCAAGCTCAAGGTTCATCTTCCTATCGTCAACGTTACGTTTCAGAAGTTCCTGTGCTGCTTTGGTTCGTTCAGACAATGATGCATCTAGGTCGAACTGATCTTTGATTTTCCCTCGCATGACATCAGTTAGATACTTCATGATTTCCTCAATATCTGCTATGTCTTTACTTGCGATTTGCTCCTGTCTAGCGTTGATATAGTCGAGAATCTGTGGTTTGCGAAGGTTCTCACCGCCCATGCTCATTGCTGTCTTTTCACTGTATCCGGCATTCTTTGCTGCCTGTGTTGCGTTCCCCAGTTTCAGGTACTCATCACAGAACTTTTTCTGCTTAGGTGTTAGCTTATCCTTCTTCCCCATCTAACTACCTTCTTCCACATACTCATCGGTTTTCGAAAAACATTTCCTTACAAGATCCGCACTAATCACAATAATCTGTCCGATAGTGTACTTTCCTTTTCTTCTTACAACCTTTGCGAGTAATACATTCCCATCTTTTGGAATCTCTATTGGTGCAACGTACACCTCATTTATTCTGCATTCATGCTGTTCACCTAATGTTTCACAATTGTCGAGTATGTTGCACTTCTTTGTGTTGGAATGGCATCTTAAAAACTGTACGTCCAAATTAACCACCGCCCTTTTCTTTACTGTCTCTTTTCTCCCTGTGTTCCATCTGACATTTAATCATCTGCAATACATTTGTCCTCTCTGTATGTATCCCATGTCCTTGACGGAATAATTCACACTGTAAGATGTTCCCACAGTGCGTGCATTCATCTGTTATTTCTCTGTTGGCAATCCTCATGGTTTCACCTCATCCCATATATCTTTCAGACAATTCACTATCTCAAGCTGTGATGTTGTTCTGATCAGTTCCAGATCTTTCTCTTTCCATTCTCCATGCCTGTCTCTTCCTAGTACCGGAGTAGATAGGATGTAGATGTTGATGAGCCTGTTCTGCTCAGCTGAATAGAATTGTCTCTGACTGTACTTGATGATTAAGCCAGTCTGTAATATTGCCCTTTGTAGCTTCTTGGATATTCCATTGAGATTCACCTTTCTACCTCCAAAATAAAAAAGATTCCATGCATGTTACAATGTCTCTTATACCATTGTAACTGAATGAAATCTTTTCGTTGTACCCATATTATAAATTAATATCTTCTTGTTCCATGTTCCAATCTTTAAGTTCTATACATAACTTAT